AAGATTTGCACATATATTCAGCGATATGCTGAAAACGCAACTAATTCTTAAAAATATCATCACACCAGAAGATTGGGAAAAAATTTCAGATCATATTAAATATGATTTCATTTATGATAATCAATTCGCAGAACTTAAAGAAAGTGAATTGATGAATGAGCGTCTAGGAACCCTAGCAACAATTGAACCATATATTGGTAAGTATTATTCTGTTGATTATGTTCGTCGTAAGATTTTACGTCAAACTGATACTGAAATGCAGGAAATTGATATGCAAATTGAAAAAGAAATTGCTGCAGGAATTATTCCTGATCCCAATTCAGTGGATCCAATTACTGGTGAACCATTACCAGGTGGTGATGAATTATTGGGCGATATCCCTGTGGATGAAGATCCAGATGATACTGCAGGTAAACTTACTGATGCAGATCTACAAAAGGATACTAAAACAGCAGAGATATAAATAAAAAATATACCTATACAATTAATTTCATGGAAGATGTTATCGATTTGATTGCTACCGATTCTTCGGCATCGGATATTAGCGACAAAATTAAGGATGTTTTGTTTAATAAAGCAGCTAGTGCTGTAGAAAACAAAAGGTCTGAAGTTGGAAATTCTATGTTTGATCTTGAAACAGAAGTAGAAACAGAAGCCGAATCGGAGGAGTGATGGCAAGAACTTTATGTAAAGGTGCAGAGGCAGCTCTGCCTACAACAACTGGTACTGCTGTTAGTTTTACTGAGGCAACTGTTGTTCGTTTAGTTAATACACATAGTGGCAATCATCTTGTTACTGTTGTTGAAACAAGAAGTGGTGATGTTGTTGGTTCATTTACGATGCCATCAGGGTCTATAGAATATCTTGAAAAAAATCCCACCCAGTGTGTGTTTGCCGCAAATGCTGGTGTATTGGGTGCAAAAGTAGGATTTACCGCATAAGAAGATGAAACTTATCACAGAAGAAATTTCAAAAGTCGAATTTATTACCGAAGGAAAAGGTAAGTGTAAGAAGTGTTTTATTGAAGGAACTTTCCTTCAGGGAGGCATTCAAAACCGTAACGGTAGAATGTATCCTACCGAAACCCTTGCCCGTGAAGTTGGTAGATATAATGAGAATTTTGTAGCTAAGGGACGTGCCCTTGGTGAATTAGGTCATCCTGACGGACCTACTGTCAACCTTGATCGCGTTTCGCATAAGATTGTTTCTCTAAAACAAGAGGGAAATAATTTTAGAGGAAAAGCACAACTTCTTGATACCCCTATGGGTAGAATAGCACAATCCTTGATTGGTGAAGGAGTTATGCTTGGAGTTTCTTCTCGTGGAGTTGGTTCCATTAAGGAAGATCATACAGGATGTAAAATTGTAGGTGAAGATTTCATGTTAGCAACTGCTGCTGATATCGTTGCCGATCCTTCTGCACCTGATGCTTTTGTGTCAGGAATTATGGAAGGAAAAGAGTGGATTTGGGAAGGAGGAATTCTTCGCGAACAACTCGCAGAAGTGACTCAGAAGAGAATTAATACTCTTGTGGATCAAAAAGCACTTGAAGAACAAAAATTACAATTGTTCCAGGATTTCTTAGCAAATCTCTAATAATATAAATAAATAAAGATTAATAATTAATCGAAGTTCACATGTCCGTTGGTAGCAATTTACAAGAAATGGAAAACGCAGTAACCAAAGGGGCTGCTGCTGCTGAGCCAATGCAGAAGTTAACCACAGGTAAACCTGATGGTCAACCAAGCGTTGAAGATCTTGGCGGCCCTACCCCTGAAAACTATCGTCCCGACGACGATTCAGCAGCACTAAAGACTGCATCTTCACCTAGTCTCGCACAGGTAAAGAATGTCGTTAATAAGGGCGCAAAACCAGCAGAGGCAATGCCCGCTGGAATGAAAGAAGAGTCCGAGGAAGTCGAAGAAGATCAGGAAATCGTTTCTGAAGCAGAGACCACCGAAGAAGAAGTAGTTTCCGAAGAAGAAACTACCGAAGAAGAAGTGGTTGCTGAAGCTACCGACGAAACCGAGGAAGAAGTTCAAGAAGAAACCATCGAAGCAGAATTCAGCGTCGAAGAAGACGTTGCTGCTCTGTTCTCTGGTGAAGAACTTTCCGAGGAATTCCAGGACAAAGCACGTACAATCTTTGAAACCGCAATCAAAACTAAGGTTGAGGAAGTCAAAGAGCAGATTCAATCTCAATACCAAGAGCAACTCGTTGAAGAAGTTGCTGCTGTTAAGACCGAACTCACAGAACGTGTAGATTCGTATCTTGAGTATGTTGCTCAAGAATGGTTAGAAGAAAATCAACTTGCAATTGAGCACGGTCTCAAGACCGAAATGACCGAATCATTCCTCAACGGAATGAAGAGTCTTTTTGAAGAACATTATGTATCAATCCCTGAAGAAAAATATGATGTAATCGAGAGCATGGTAGATAAACTAGATGAAATGGAGTCTAAACTCAACGAGCAAATCGAAAGGAATATCGGTTTGAATCGTAGATTAGCAGAATCCTCCGCTGATGTAATTTTTGCAGAAGTTGCTGAAGGACTTGCAGTCACTCAGAAAGAGAAGCTCGCTTCCCTTGCTGAAAATGTTGAGTTTGATAGTGAAGAGACCTATCGTGAGAAACTAGTCACCCTAAGAAATTCATATTTCTCAGAAAGTGCATCTAGTACTCAAAGAGAAGCTGCTGAAGCAGTTGTAGAATCGACTGAAGAGCAGACTACTACCCCTGCACCTGAAGCTGGTTCCATTATGGAAGCATATCTTCAGACTCTCAGCAGAGTCGCTAAAAAGTGATTTTTAAATTATCCCAATCAAACTAACTTTTTTAAAGAGGTAAATTCAAATGCAAATGTTCAATTCTGAACAACTGCAGGAGAAGTGGGCACCAGTACTAGACTACGAAGGAATGGATCCTATTAAGGATTCCCACCGTAGAGCTGTTACCGCTATCCTGTTAGAGAACCAAGAAAGAGAGACTCGCGAAGAGCAGTCCTTCCTTTCTGAAGCACCTGTAAACTCAACCGGTTCCTCTGGAGCAACCGCAGGTTTCTCAGCTGGCGCAAGTTCGCCAACCGCTGGTTTTGACCCTGTTCTAATCAGCCTTATCCGCCGTTCAATGCCTAACTTGGTCGCATATGACCTCGCAGGCGTTCAACCAATGAACGGACCTACTGGACTCATCTTCGCGATGCGTTCACGTTATAAGAACCAATCTGGTGACGAAACATTCTTCGACGAAGTAGATACCGGATTCTCTGGTTCTGATTCTTCTGCTGCAGAGTCGGAACTTGGTTCAGGTTATGTATCTGGTTCTGACGGAGCTTCCGTTGGTTTCGGTACAACCGCACAGTCTGGTACTAACCCAGGACTTCTCAGCCCAGATTCCAACACCACCCAACTCGCTTACAGAGTCGGTCAGGGTATGGATACAGAGGACGCTGAAGGACTTGGCGAAGGCAGCAATGACTTCAACCAGATGGCTTTCTCAATCGAGAAAGTTACTGTTACTGCTAAGTCACGCGCCCTGAAGGCAGAGTACAGCCTTGAGCTTGCTCAGGATCTTCGCGCTATCCACGGTCTGAACGCTGAAGCAGAACTCGCAAACATTCTCTCCACTGAGATTCTTGCTGAGATCAACCGCGAAGTTATCAGAACTATCTACAAGGCAGCAGAATCTGGCGCACAAGCAAACGTTGCTACCGCTGGTGAGTTTGACCTTGACACCGATTCCAACGGACGTTGGAGCGTTGAGAAGTTCAAGGGTCTTATCTTCCAAATCGAGCGCGATGCAAACGCAATCGCACAAAGAACTCGTAGAGGAAAGGGCAACATGATCCTCTGCTCTGCAGACGTTGCTTCCGCACTCACCATGGCTGGTGTACTTGATTACACCCCTGCACTTAACGCTAACCTTAACGTTGATGATGCTGGTAACACCTTCGCTGGTGTTCTCCAAGGTAAGTATCGCGTATACATCGATCCTTATTCTGCAAACGTTGCTGCTAACCAGTATTACGTTGTTGGTTATAAGGGTTCTTCACCTTATGACGCAGGTCTCTTCTACTGCCCATACGTTCCTCTTCAGATGGTTCGTGCAGTTGGCGAGAACACCTTCCAGCCCAAGATTGGATTCAAGACCCGTTATGGTCTTGTTGCTAACCCATTCGCTGAAGGAACTACCGCAGGACTTGGTCGCCTTAAGGTTAACTCCAACCGCTACTACAGAAGAGTCAAGGTTCAGAACCTCATGTGATCCATCGGATTACAACTCTTATTCAGGGATCCTTCGGGATCCCTTTTTTTGTCTAAATATTTAAAAACTAAAAAAAATGGCGAATTATCACATAAAAAAGTCAAGTGCATTAATGCCATCTGTTGAAGTTTATCATGTTGATGGAGATCAATGGTCTGATGATTATTCGGAGCGAAAGGTCTATACATCAAAAGCAAGTGCTGATGCTATGCTCCCAAATCCAGATGGAACTAATGGTGGGTTTAAAAATGCCACAGTTGTCAAAGAATAAATAAAACATAACTAAGAGCGAACAATGAAACC